AGCATTACAAGAAAAAGTTGCTGTTCATCTAAGCAGACCTCGTGAACTGAAAGATGATGTATTAAATATCTTATGGTGCCACGACTTAGCTGAAGACCCAGAGAATAAGATTTTATTAGATGGTGGTTGGGAAAAGTTTGACCATTTTGTTTTCGTATCAGCATGGCAGCGTGACCAATATATTGTAAGATTTGGTATTCCTTATAGCAAATGTAGCGTTATCTATAATGCTGTTGAAAAACAATTTGCACCAAGAGAGAAAAATACAGATACTATTAGATTTATCTACCATACAACACCACATCGTGGATTAGAATTATTAGTTCCTGTATTTGATGCATTAAGTAAGCAATACGATAATATTCATCTTGATGTTTACTCTGGTTTTGAAATTTATGGATGGGAACAACGTAATGAAGCTTATAAAGGTTTATTTACGAACATCGAAGCGCATCCAAACATGACATATCATGGAGTTAAATCTAACGAAGAAGTTCTGAAAGCTCTTGATGATGCACATATTTTCTTATATCCAAATATTTGGAAAGAAACTTCTTGTATTGCTTTGATTGAAGCAATTAAGAGTCAGGTTATTTGTATCCATCCAAACTATGGTGCATTACCTGAAACTGCACAGAATGCTACAATTATGTATGATTGGAACGAAGACCCACAGTTCCATGCAAACTATGCATTCTCAGTAGCAAAGCAAGTACTAGAAAGTATAAAACAAAATCCAAATTATTTTAATGGATTTACCTATTCAGATAGGTTTAATCTAGCAAGAAACAGTGTTCAATCATTCCAAGTAATGTGGAACACCCTTTTAAGGAATATAACTCATGGCGGACAAAAAGAAGCCGGATAATGTAGTACAATTTCCAAGATTTATTTCAGACCCGCCAATGACGGCTGATGAAGTAAAAGATAGGATTTCATCGTATAAAGAAAACTATGCAAATGACCTATCAGAAATTATATGGGAAAATGTATTACACGAAATGGCAAGAGCAAATTGTGATTTCGATAGTAATATTGATAAGTATTTTCCAAATATGATTTTAGTTTTTGAAAGTATTAAAGCACTGCATTTATTAACAATGGATGCTAAACATCCATTGCAAGAGTTTGCAAGTCAAAACGTAGCAATTATCGATTCCGATGGAACTCGAACAGTAGGTGGTCTGAAAAGCGAACTGACTGGGCTAGGGGTTGACAATGACGAAGAAGTATGATATAATAATCAATACTTAAATTAAATTATGGTAAAATTATGATATTAGTTGACTACAACCAAGTGATGTTAGCTTCACTCTTTGCGAGTATTGGTAATCATCACAATGTGGAACCAGACGAAAATTTAATTCGTCATATGTTCTTAAATTCAATTCGATTCAATCGAAAAAAATTCTCTGGAGAATATGGAGAAATTGTTCTTTGTTGCGATAACAAAGACGTTTGGCGACGTGATTATTTCCCTTATTATAAAGCTAATCGTAAGAAGGGCAGAGATGCTTCTGATATGGATTGGAATAAACTTTTTGAAGTTATTCATGGAATCAGACAAGAGATTGAAGAATTTTTCCCTTATAAAGTTATCAATGTAGAGCGATGTGAAGCTGATGACATTATTGCTACTCTTGTACATGAGTATGGTACAATAATGAATACAGGTTCAGAAAAGATATTGATTCTATCTGGTGATAAAGACTTTATTCAATTACAAACTTATGCTAATGTTGACCAATACAATCCAGTTATGAAGCGTTGGGTAAGACATGACAATCCGAATAAATATTTGGAAGAGCACATTTTAAGAGGTGATGTCGGTGATGGTATTCCAAATATTCTTAGTGCTGATAATTGTCTGGCTCTTGGTGAGCGCCAAAGACCAATGACAAAGAAAAGACTTACACAGTTTTTAACTGAGCCCGAGAAAATGGACGAAGAAACAAAACTGCGTTTAAATAGAAACAAGCAAATGATTGACCTAAGCTTGGTACCTCAAGAATACAAAAAAGAGATTCTTGAGCAATATAATAAAGACAAAGAAATTGGTCGTGAACATCTCTTTAATTTCTTTGTTAAGAAAAAGTTGAAAAACTTGATTACAGATATACAGGATTTTTAATTATGGCAATTAGATTATCAATGACCGAAGTTCTATCTGAACTTCCAAAAAAGAAAAGTAAAGCAGATAAAGTTGCATGGCTTCGTAAGAATGACAATGTACCTTTTCGTAATGTTTTACGTTTAATATATGATGAGAGTATTGAGTTTCTATTACCCGATACTCCTCCACCGTGGAAACCAAACGAATTTGAAGATGAAGCAAAAACTATGCTTTATCGTGAAGCAAGACGTTTGAAAATCTTCTTTAAAGGTGGTGGTTACGACGATATGAAACAAGTCAAGCGTGAGCAATTATTCATTACACTTTTAGAAGCTATCGATAATGAAGATGCTGAACTACTAGCAAATAATATGTTATCTCATACAAAAGTGAAAGGATTAACTTTACCAACATTGTTAGAAGCTTTTCCAGACTTACTAACAGCTCCTATGGATATGCGATAGAAGGAATTACATTATGCCTAAGCGATTTAGAGATTATCGCAAAGGTGACGGTTGGGGAGAAGACCCTCGCAAAGAAGACCGTCTAAATGAAAAGCGTAAAAATAAGCGCCGTCAAACAAAGCGAAAGCAAAGGCTCAAAGATAAGTATGACTACTAATGTCGCTATACTTACGAATTTTCGTACAGGTAGTACCAATTTTACATTACAAAAATCTGAAGAATATGATTTACCTTATAAGGGTGAATTGTTTTCGCATGAGCGACAATTTTCTATTGGCAATTTATTAAGTAGTTCTGAGTTTAGTGCAAAGTACAAATATAAAGACCGCAATATTGCCAATTATGCTTTAAGTAATTGGAATATATTTGATGAGCTTAGAGCAGGACACCCTGCTTGTTATAAAATTATGCCATCTCATTTTCACAAACGAATGCATCAGCGAACTGCAACAGATATGTTTCAGCTACAAACTGTATTAGAGCATGCTGATAAAGTCTATTATCTTTATCGCCGAGATTTACGAGCTCAAATTATGAGTTGGTTAGCTGTTCGTAGAGACGGCTCGTTTGGACATACTGGTTTTGTTACTAATACACCCTTAACATATCAAACTAAAGAAGAAGATTATGTTAAACGTATGAGACAATTGCACGGTGGAGAAATAGTAGGTGAAACATATAAAGCAACAATGGACCCAGATGACCCTGTATTCCACGCAAAAACAACAATGTCTATACAAGCATTAGTTCGCCAATTAGTAGAAAATTACGACGATATGGCTGAAATGTATAAAAGGGTACCAGGTGAACTAGTTTGTTACGAGGATTACTTTTCTGGAAGTAAATATAAACCCTATAATAGAGAAATAAAGTGGACTGGCGAACCCCAGATTGACTCGTATGTCGACAATTGGGATATAGAAGGCTTATTTAAATAGTGACAAAGGGTTGACAAATCATTTCAAATGTGATATAATATACCCAAAAGAAATAGGAAAAAGGAAATATTATGGACCATAGAACTGATAAATTAATACTAGTAGATTGTGATGGTGTACTACTAGATTGGAAATACGCATTCTTTAAATGGATGCACGAAAATGGATATGAAGTTAAACACGAGGGTGTTTACGAAGTAGCTGAAACGTTTGGAATCACCAAAGAAAAAAGTAAAAAGCTTGTAAGACAATTTAACGAGTCTGCAAGGATTGGATTTTTACCAGGATTACGTGACGCTATTAAATATGTTAAAAGATTACACGATGAAGGATATATCTTTCATTGTATCACCAGCTTGAGTACAGACCCTTATGCTGGTAAACTCAGACAGCAAAATCTAGAGAAACTCTTTGGACCAGCTGTATTTGAGAAAATAGTCTGTTTGGACTGCGGAGCTGATAAAGACGATGGATTACTTCCATATAAAGACAGCGGATGTATCTGGGTTGAAGATAAGCCAGAGAATGCTGAATGTGGATATAATCTAGGTCTTAGAGCAGTATTAGTTGAACATTTATTTAATTCTGACTATGAAAATGATTCGATTCCAAAAGTAAAAAACTGGAAAGAAATCTACGAAATGATAGTTAGTAGATAATAAATAAACTTATGAAAGATTGGATATTTAATTAATGCCAACATACGAATTTCAAGATACCAATACAGGTGAAACATTCGAGAAAATGTTAAAAATCTCGGAGCGTGAAGCCTTCCTCAAAGATAATCCCCACCTTAAACAAATTCATACTAGCGGACAAACTGTGATTGAGTCTGCGCGCCTTGGTCGTATGAAACCTGACCAGGGTTTTCGTGATTTGCTTTCGTCAATGAAAAATAACAAAAGCTATACAGGAAATAAGATAAATGACTGGAAATAGAAATTTATCTGTACACAAGGAGATTATATATGTCCAAAGCACGTCGTATTTCACAAAAGGAGAGACGAAGACTCGCAACAAAGAATGGTAACGGAACACTAGACCGAAAGTTTAGTATGCGTCCCATTCAACCAATCACTGATACTCAGCAAGAAATGTTTGATGATTATCGGACTGGCTATAATATAGCTGCGATTGGTACGGCAGGAACTGGAAAAACAATGTGCGCATTATACTTGGGCTTAAATGATATTATGAACAAAGATGAATATGACCAAGTAGTAATTGTACGTTCAGCAGTTCAGACTCGAGAACAAGGATTTATGCCAGGTTCTCAGTCTCAAAAAGAAGCTGTTTATTCAGTACCTTATGCCGATATTGTAAATGATTTATTTGGCCGAGGTGACGCTTGGGAAATTCTGAAACAGAAACACCAAGTAAAATTTATGACTTCTTCGTTTGTGAGAGGCTTGACGTTTGACAACTCAATCATAATTGTTGATGAGTGTCAATCTATGACATATCACGAGTTAGATAGTATTATTACTCGTGTTGGTGAGACAAGTAAAATTATCTTCTGTGGAGATACTGCTCAAGATGATTTAGCTAGTAATAGACATAAGAACGATATATCTGGACTTTCAGAATTTACAAAAGTTCTAGGTCGTATCAATTCCTTTAGTGTAATTAAGTTTGGAATTGAAGATATCGTTCGTAGCGGACTAGTAAAAGAATACATTATTGCAAAAGAAAATGCAAATCGTACAGTTCGACCAGTTACCTATGGGACAACTAAATTTGCAGTTGCTTAATAAATAAAAGGAGAGATACTAAAGGGGACTTCGGTCCCCTACACTCCTTAAGGTAAAATTATGACACAACAAACTATAGACGACTACAGACTGACTTGGCTTACTAAACAAGTCTTTAGAGTAAAATTGAGTGGAGCAAGA